TGTTGTCTAAAATGTCTCTTTACAAAAGTAAGATTTATGAATGGTTGATGATGGGATTTAATAGGTGTCTTATCTCCGTTGGTACACGTCATTCCAAGTGACGTAGCAACTTCATTAATAGTCTGCAAATTAAACCACTTAACATCATCGCCAGCAGATCCTATAACCTTGTCATCTCCCATGACAAAATCAACGACCCTGCTGAAATCAGTCGTTGTTGGTTCGTCCTTATATCGATATAAAGTCAAAGCTGTTATACACTTATTGATTAAACAATTCATTAATAGAGTCAGCCAGGTTCCTGATGGTAAGCCATGCGTTGTAGCATGCAATTCGTCACCAATGAGAACACAAGATGAAGCCATGGAAGTTATGATGTAATCTAATACTTTACCGTATTCACCACGGTACTTCCTCTTAAAAGCATCTCCTATCAAATACATGAAACGTGCCATTATAGACCCGTCCCATTTTGAAAAATCAATATCACCTGTCACAGAACATTGCTGTAACTTCAGAGCTAACTCAGCGGTGTCCACGTATGGGTTATAACCCACACAAACACCAGTCTTCATTCTCTCTTTCTTAAAGTGTTGTACAACATCTCCAAAGATTTTCTTAGTCCACCATATATGATTTAATGGCATAACTCTAAAAGTCCTTGGAGACTTGACTTTATCTACCGTTCGTAATTCATCTTTGAAGCATTCCGTACTAAGCACGGAACGTATATCCACATTGTCATTCTCAATCGCTGACCGAAATTCGTCAAACAATTTATGAGCTGCTGGCAATATGGTTTTATCTTCAAAGTTGAAATACTCTCGTTTGTCCTTTAAACATCCATATCCATTGGATGAGTCCTTGTCTAAAGAAGTTATATCAGAGTCTCCGAAAGCGCAAACTTGATCGCTAATCCCATAAAATTCAGGAATTAAAGTATCGATGCACTCTGATATAAATTCCTCTTCCGATTCCGTAATTCTTCCCTGACACTTAAACGACTTCTCCGCTAAGCTCCGTAAGAGCTTTCGCGGAGAACCCATATGTGTAAAAGAAGGAGGTTCCTTTGTCCGAATAGTAGAAGTATCAACAGTAGTTAAATTGCCGCTGACATCATCTACTATAGCCTGTTTCAAAGCTTGAGTGTGAGGATTACTGTCTGCGTTAAAGACCGTAGGGATCAAATCAGATTCACTAATTACTCTGCTTGGTGTTATATAGTTATCAACATACCGTAAGCGAGCACCAGAGTGATCTGGTATGATCTCACGATCAAAAACATATTGAGTATCTTCACGGTGTAACACGATGGAGCGAATTTCTTCTGCGACGTTCCTAGGAGGAACGACGCAAAATCCAATATCATCACCACCGGCGACGTGAAAGCCTACAATACCATGATCTTCAGAAAAGAGCACGGTGCCGCAGGCTCCACCAGCTGTTAAAGGATGAAAAAATCCTGATCCCTTCTTGTGAACGTAAGTACCGTATTGAACTATCTCATTATTGCTAGTACAATTAAGTCCTAACAATATTGGTATGGTAATATACGAATTCACTAGGTATAATGAAGGGTTCTTGATTGTTGCAGTCTTGAACAAATTGTTACAATTGGGGTAACGCGCTAAACATCTATTGATCTGATAGATAGCCAAATCACAACCAGGATACATACGTATCCTAGTGAGATCCAAATCTTCGCGTTCTTTACAATTGTTACGATAATGTTCTAAAGAGACATATATGTCCACACTAACTTTCTCAGGCCATGCGTGAGCAGGTAATAATATTTTATCACCGCTAACAACGCACTGCGAGAAAGAATCAAGCGCAGAATCATATCGATCTCTTCTAACTATCATCCTTATACTTCGCTTTACACTCTCAAGCCTGGAATTATCTGACTCAACATGCAATGGACCCGATTGGCATCGCCAATCAGGGTCAGCGGCCTTAGCCGCCGCAATATTGCACGCATCCTCAAATAATTTCAGATTGTCCGTTTCTATGGAGCCACCGCTATAGTAGCTACATAGTGTTATGACAGACATGGTGATAGCAAGTAAAGGAACTAGAGAAGTAACCTCTAATCCCCCCATAATGCTATCAACAAATCTGTCTCCTGTTGGTATCCACTTGTAAATTGACCAATTTCCTGAGTCGCTAAAAAACTGTGTAACAGCCTCAGCGCACCATGAAACCAATCCTTTCACAAGTTTCTGGGTTTGCTCACCATAATAATTAATCCACTCTCGCCATAAATTGACATGATCCTTAGCAGGATCAAGCAAATTACTTCGAATGGTATTAATTATTGACGTGTCCTGAGCTCGGGCACGTACTACCGTTTTCTTTTTAATCCGTTCATAGTCAGAAACATCATTGACATCTTGACTATGGTTGTCCATTTGGTTATTGCTAGCATCATAAAATAAGTCAAATTCATCAACTAAATGAATATCATCCTTATTTATTGACACTTTCAGATTTTCCTGTTCCGTTGTCCGTTGTATGTGCTCTACAACAGTCGATAACCACTTTATAACCGCTAAATTGCGTTTACTAGGTGGGTAATAACTGCTATCAAACACAGGGTTTATGTCATTGGTGGACCAGTGGTGTATAAAACCACGGACCCACTTAGGCCGTGCTGCACTATAATCATATTTCTTATAAGTCAGCACCTGATAGAAATGTCCATTTGCATCTTTCTTACCTTCCACATTTATCAAATGAGGACGGCGAAAAAGAGCATCCGGTTCGCTAATACAGTCTGCTTTAGTCATACCTGTTAAGTGTTCAAACTTATTAGTAGTTGCTAAAATCAAACTAGAATTAAACGATTTAGTATTTTTCCATTCAGCCTTGGCGCAGTTCAAAGGGAATACAGTGGTAGACACAAAATTGATTAGAGTCCTCCATTGTGATATTCCCTGCTGACCTACGTCATCCATGACAAAAACATCCTGGTTTTTATAATCATCATAAAAATCTTTCTCAGATTCAACCGCTGGTACGGTATGAACATAAACAGATTTATTATGGTGAAACAAGTAGTCCACATACGTATTCATCAAAGTTGTTTTTCCAGATCCAGCAAGACCCTGAAAAACAACTGCGACTGGTTCCTTTCTCTTGCTTATTCCGTAATACTTACAAACTTTGTAGACTGATTCTACAAAAGCATTCCAAGTAATACGGAAATCCTTGTTTGACGCATTGCTAATATAATCCGAAAAAAGAGGATCAGCTACACACTCTTCGTATAGCTTAATCACATCTGTTCGAAATATACTGTTATGGCATTCTCCGGGATTTTTCATGGCTCGTGTGTAAAGATTAATAATCGCCTTAATACGATTATATTGATCTACACTAGAAGTCATGAAATCGAAAAACTTGGTAATAAATCCTGTTATATTAGTTCCAGCTAAAGTAGACTCTTTCTCGCTCATATAAGATAAAACTGAGCGAATAAGAGTTACAGCACTGCTGAAGCAAGACATAACAAAATCACCATCAAATATTTTCTTTCCCGTCAACATAGTGAAAGACTTAAGAGCATCTAAAATACTCTTAGGAAATCCAGCTACGCCTAACAAAGTTAGCAAGTCTGTTGATGAACTCTGGCCTGACATATGTCTAACCCTACTATCCAATGAGTAGAGTTGTAATATGCATGCAAACAATTTTGGAACTGACAAAAAGCCTTCTCTAATGTGCAATAAGAGAGCTGTAACGTCAGCTAAAATGTGTTTCCATTGGCCACTCTTCAAACAGGAATATCCGCTAGATAAACTAGAAATAACGCTGGTAAGCGCATTGATACTATCACTAATTGCGGATAAACCTATAATCTGAGGTTCAAATTTCCGGTGTTGTTGTTTGAAGTCCAGAAACAATATCTTACAGCCGTCAACCACTTCTATCTTTCGATGTACATGAGATAGATACTTGTCAACGTGCTGAATACGCTGAGCGAATGCTTTATTGTCTACTCGAATCAAATAAAGTAGATCAATGTGGCACACATAATGTATGCCATTAGCATCACGCTCTTTATATTCAACATCACGCGGTATGATATTGTGTTTTTCATAATACTTTCGCCTTATCAAAGATATTATCTTATCTAAGTCTCCAGTATTATCGGTCCGTTTTCCAATTTGCTTATTTCTTTTACTGTCTTGGAAACTAACAGTAGAAGAAGTCGGTTTTTGTTTGAGTTTTGGGTTAATGTTACACTTGTCCATGCTACACATTGTGCTTTCGCTAGAGTTTTCCTTAACAATTACATTATGAAATCCAAATATAAACATATTTAATTTAGAAGCGCTACGTCTGCTAGAATCATCCCGAGGACGATAACTAAACAGATCTTCAAATTAGATATACAGCATTATATTTTAGAAATCACACTCCACCTATCGGTTCTTCCGTCTGGCATGAGGTAATCTTAAATTAAGGAGCTTGAGCTACTAACCTGCTTGTTTTCATATTTTAAGAGTCGAAAACTGCATTAGATGATGCGCCTCAAACACATCATCCTAAAAAGCTTTAGATGCTTCAGGGATAAATCCGATCCACACCCCTCTATATAGTTGGGATTGTCCTAATTTCAAACACGACATCAAAGTCTCAGTAATCAATAAAGTCATCCTTATCATGACAACATTGACTAATAAATCGTGGAATAAAAACTAATTAG